CTTTTTTTGTGCTATGATGTGTTGATATTACCCATAAATATATGGACATAGAGTCTGACTGGAGATACAGTGACGAACGTATGAGTCTTCGCGCAGATGTGTTTATTAAATTGAAACACTACTTGAAATTAAAAACAGGAAAGCATCTGTACGAATTCTGTCACCACTGGGTATCCCAAGGCAATAAATCAACAGAGGGTGCTGAAGAAGCATTCCTTCAATACTTAGAGGAGGTAACCCATTGAGGTTCAAGGACACAATTAAAGTAGCAAAGAAAGCGATTAAGCTTGCGGATAAGAATCCGATGATGTATACTGATGAAGAGATCCATTACATGCGACTGCAGTTACGTGCTGCAAAGGCAGGTCTCAAGAAAAAACGTGAAATGATGAGCAAAGGATTCAAGAATGAAGCAACAACATGGGTCAGTCCGTCTAGTTTCTATCACCCCAGAAGCGGAGAAGATGATGGGGTACGTAGCGAGGGTGAGCAACCCGAACAACCAGGACAACCCGAAAGTATCGGGACTCCTTAGTTATTGTATCAAGCACAATCACTGGTCTGTATTTGAACAAGCGTTCATGACACTGGAGATTGAAACTAATCGGGGAATCGCAGCTCAGATCCTGAGGCATAGATCGTTCACATTCCAAGAGTTTTCTCAGCGGTATGCTGATAGTTCTATGTTGACTGATAAGATTCCTTTGTTTGATCTTCGCCGCCAAGATACAAAGAACCGTCAGAATAGTATTGATGATGTGGATCCTTTTGTTAAGCAGGAACTTGAGATTGCTATCGAGCGTCACTTTGATTCTGCTATGGATCTATATCAGCATATGCTTTCTGTAGGGATTGCAAAGGAATGTTCGCGTTTTGTGCTTCCTTTAGCAATTCCCACCAAAATTTACATGAGCGGATCAGTTCGATCATGGATGCATTATATCGATCTGCGTTCTGCTCATGGAACACAGAAAGAACACATGGATATCGCTCAACAATGTCGCGATGTATTTGTAAAAGAATTACCTATTTGTGCTGAAGCACTGGAGTGGTCATGAAACTATTAACGTTAGAAGATTATGAATTAGCAGGTCAAACATTTTGGCCTAAGTATTGGTACGTTGCCAAAGAACTTGGTGAGGATGCCAAACCTGAGCAAGTCATTAAAGTTATGGAAGCAATTGGTGGTGTTGCACTGAAGCTAGCACTAGAAGAAAAGGGAGCAGGTCCATTTGGATTTAATAAAGTAAAGGAGGGAGACGATGGCGACTTACCCAGTGATTAACAAAGAAACTGGTGAACAAAAAGAAGTAAGACTTAGTGTTCATGAGTGGAGTCAGTGGAAAGATGACAATCCAGAATGGGATAGAGATTGGAGTGATCCATCTACATGCCCTGCCTCTGGTGAAGTAGGTGACTGGAGAGACAAGATGAGTAGAACACATCCTGGTTTTCATGATATAATGAAGAATAAGATTGCTCCTAAGGCACCAAGAAACAGAACCATCACACAAAAGTATAACTGACATGCCAGCTAGAAAGAAGACTACTAAAGCACCTGGACAAAATATGAGTGCGAAGCAAATGAGACGCAAAAAACCAATTGATGTTGATCATCTAGTTGAGATCACTCCTTTAACAGAAAACCAAAGAACTGCATTTGATGCCTATGAGGTCTACGGCAAACACCTTTTCCTCTATGGATGTGCAGGCACAGGTAAGACATTCATTGCAATGTACCTGGCACTCAAGGAGATCCTCTCAGGCACATCTCCTTATGAAAAACTGTACATGGTGCGTTCACTTGTCCCTACAAGAGAGATTGGATTCCTTCCAGGAGATCATGAAGACAAGTCAAACTTATATCAGATTCCATATAAGAACATGGTTCAATCCATGTTTGAGATGCCTGACGATGCATCATATGAAATGCTCTATGATAACCTGAAGGCACAGGAAACTATCTCCTTCTGGTCTACTAGTTTCATACGTGGCACTACACTAGACAATGCTATCGTTATCATTGATGAGTGTCAGAACCTAAACTTCCATGAACTTGATTCAATCATCACTCGTGTGGGACAAGACAGTAAGATCATTTTCTGTGGAGACGCAGCACAAACTGATCTTCAAAAGATCTCTGAACGTTCAGGTATCCTAGACTTCCAACGCATCCTACAAAATATGGATGAGTTCTCACTGGTTGAGTTTGGTGTGGAAGATATCGTTCGCTCTGGTCTTGTCAAATCTTATATCATTAATAAAATTAATCTAGGTCTATGAAACTGTTCAATCATGTGGGACTAGATCCTATTGAAATGTCTGCTGAAATGGTGGGGGGCAAACGTGTTTATCTTACACCAACAGGACATCACTATCCATCTGTCACCACTGTGATTGGCAACAACGCAGCAAAGAAAGCAGGCATTGCTAAGTGGCGAGCTCGTGTTGGCGAGAAGGCAGCAAATGCTAAGACAACTCGTGCTACTGGTCGTGGCACAAAGTATCACTCTATTGCTGAAGACTACTTTAATAATGATCTAGACCTGAAGAAGTATAAATCGCATCCACTTCCTGTACTAATGTTCCATCATAGTCGCCCTACTTTGGACCGTATAAATAATATTTACTTACAGGAAGCGGCGCTCTACTCTAAACATTTGGAGATTGCAGGGCGAGTAGATTGTATCGCTGAGTTTGACGGTGTGTTGTCTATCATTGACTTCAAGACTGCTGCTGAACCAAAGCGTGAGAAATATCTTTACGATTACTTCGTTCAAGAAACTGCATATGCATGTATGCTACAAGAAAACTACGGGTTGAGTGTCAAACAACTCGTAACTATTGTTGCTTGTGAAAACGGAGAGACTCAAGTTAAGGTGCTTCCACCTAAGAAAGAATTCTTTATGAAACTAATGAGTTATATCTCGGAGTATCAAGAACAACATGGACAAGAAACAATTATTAGAGGATAAGTTTATGACTGCTGCGAGATTTTCGCAGGAGGTGGAGAAGATTGCTGTTAGTAATCCCGATATGAATTATATTGATTCGGTTATCCACTACTGTGAAGTGAATGAGATTGAACTAGATAGCATCAATAAGTTGATCAGCAAACCATTGAAGGAAAAACTCCGTCATGATGCTCAACAACTTAATTTTATGAAAAAAACCAGTCGTGCCAAATTAATGTTAGTATGAGCTTCTTTAAATCAGATATCATCCGAGGAGATATCCAAGAGATGATGGAACTCCAGCAGTATTGTTTTAGATCTGCTATGAACTTTGCTCTTCTCAATGAAGAACGTAAACTAGAATACTTTGATACTCTAGCAACTCTTATTGAAAAGCAAAAGATCTTTCATGCTCGCATCAAGTTGAGTGACGATCCTGAAGCTGTCTCTGTCCTTGAGACAATGAAGCAAGGGGTTGTTATGCTAGGTGCTACACCAGACACTCCCATTGAACAGATGTTTGATGAGTTGTTGGAGAAAGTCCAAATTCTCAAGACTCGTTTTGAAAACGGTGAAGGACCACCAGGTTGACACCCACCCCACCACCTGCTATAATAACTTCGTTGGGCAGCACAGTACTAAGCGTAAGACCCAACACGTAAACCAAATCCAATTTAATCCAAAAATCCTATGTCTTTTTCAGACCTTAAGCGTAAATCCCAGACAAACTTTGACTTCCTGCAGAAGGAACTAGAGAAATCATCCAGCGGTAAGAACGTTGATGAACGTTTCTGGAAACCAGAGGTTGACGCTTCTGGAAATGGATACGCTGTCATCCGTTTCCTCCCTGCCCCTGATGGAGAGACTCTCCCATGGGCAAAACTATACTCCCACGCCTTCCAAGGTATTGGTGGTTGGTATATTGAAAACTCTTTGACTACACTCAACGAAAACGATCCTGTTGGTGAAGTTAACCGCCGTCTCTGGAACAGCGGTGCTGATGAAGACAAAGAGACTGCTCGTAAGCAGAAGCGTAAGCTTCAATACTACAGCAACATCTATGTTGTGAAGGATCCTAAGCACCCTGACAACGAAGGCAAAGTTTTCCTCTACAAGTATGGCAAGAAGATCCACGACAAGATCCTCGCTGCTATGCAACCTGAGTTCCAAGATGAAGAGAAAGTAAACGTCTTTGATCTGTGGGAAGGTGCTAACTTCAAACTGAAGATCAAGAAGGTCGCAGGATACTGGAACTACGATAGTTCTGAGTTTGATAATGTCTCTGCTCTGTCAGCTGATGATGATCAACTAGAAGCAATCTGGAAGAGTGAGCATTCCCTTGAAGCATTCACTCACAAGGATCAGTTCAAATCATATGCTGACCTTGAGAAGCGTCTGAATATGGTGCTTGGTATCACTCAACGCACTGCTGTTCCTACAGTAGACAGCGAAGAGTACGAACCTACAGTAATCGATGTTTCTGCTCCTGTCTCCTCCAGAACTGCTGATTTCAACTCACCTGACATCACTGGTGGATCTTCTTTCCGTCAGACTACGACCTCACCGTTCGTAAATAATACTCCCTCTCCTGTCAAGGAAGAGGCAATCGTTGAAGATGACGACGCACTGTCTTACTTCGCACGTCTTGCTGAAGAGTGATTAAGTTTCTCTGGAAAGGACTGAATCATCCAGTGACTTATCTAAACCTTTCGTTTGTTGGGTTTCTGTTTGTGATTCAGGTCGTTCATACTAAAGCACACCTTACTTTAGAAACAGATGTGCATGGTCATGCTTACAGAGTATTGAAAAAGAATCCAGAACTAGCAACATCTTCTTGCTACAAAATGGGTTTTTCAAAACGGTAAAACTGGAAAAATTTTTCCCGCTAATTTTTTGCTTGGAAAAGTCAACCAGTTTTCTTTAGACGCTGACTGATAAAGTTGGCGTCTTTTTTGTATAAATTTTGTTTTCTGAAATCATTAACAAATGATTCTAGATATGCAGGTTTCAGTAAAAAGATTTCTCTCTTCTTTTCATTCTCATTATTATACCACTCAGCAACGGTGACGGGACCACAAATCTCGTTGCCGTTTTTTGTTATGATAGCACCGTCAATGTTTAGTTTGTGTGTTGTATTGTAGAATGTCTCATCAACACGTTGACCCTTTTTGTATGGTCCAATCTCGTCTGTTTCATAGTGATGAATAGTTCCATA